TCCCCGCGCACATTTTCACGGGTTTTGTGCGCCGGGGACGTGGCGGAGGGGCGGCCGGGGTGGCCGGCGGGGGGGGGGGCAAAGCCGGGGGCGGGGCGGCGGGAGGGCCGACGGGCTGGGGCGGCGGCGCGGGGCGGGCTGGGAGTGGCAGGAGGAACGGCGGAAATGGGGAAGCGCGGACCGAAGAGGACGCCGACGAAGGTCCTGGCGCGGCGCGGATCGTGGCGGGCGAGGGCCAGGGAGAAGGCCGGCGGGGAGCCGCGGCCGGAATCCGGTCGGCCGACGTGCCCGCAGTGGCTGACGGGCGAGGGCCGCCGGGCGTGGCACCGCCTCGTCCGGCAACTCGACGCGATGGGCCTCCTGGCCCGCTGCGACCAGCACGCCCTGGCCCGGTACTGCCGCATCTGGCAGCAGTGGGTGGCCGAGCAGGCGCACGTCATCGAGCACGGGGAGGTCGTGGACATACTGAACCGGGACGGCGCTCCGGTCGGCGAGGGGCCATCGATCCACCTCCAGAACGCCCAGAAGCACGCCGACCAACTGCTCCGCCTCGAGCAGCACTTCGGCCTCACCCCCAGCGCGCGCGCGAGCCTCGCCGGCTCCGTCCGGCCAGAACGAAAGACTGCCGACCATGACCGCCAAGGCCCGCAACTCAGGGTCGTCTAAGAAATCGCGCCGGCGCGGCCCCGCCTGTTCCCCCGCGCTGCGCAAGGTGCTGCGGCAGATCCCCGGCTACGACCCGTTTGCCACGGCGCCGGCGGGCTACTACGTGGACGAGCAGGCGGCGCGGGACGCGATCGAGTTCTTCCCGACATACCTGCGCCACACGAAGGCGACGTCGTCCGTGGCTGCGGGTACGCCGTTCAGCCTGCTCCCCTGGCAGCAGGCGGTTGTGGGAAACCTGTTCGGGTGGAAACGGCCGAACGGGCGGCGGCGCTATCGCCAGGTCTTCGTCTACGTCCCGGTGAAAAACGGCAAGACCACGCTCATTGCCGGGATCGTCCTCCTCGTCCAGTACACCGACGGCGAGGCGGGCGCGGAACTCTACAGCGCCGCCGCCGACCGGGCCCAGGCCCTCCTCACCTACGAGCAGGCGGTTGCGTTCGTGCTCAACGAGCCACAACTCGCCGGCCCGGCGAAGATCTACCACGCCTCGAAGCGTCTGCTCGTCGGGTCGTCGGTCTACACGGCCCTGTCGGCCGATGCCCCGACGAAGCACGGGTTGAACGCCCACCTCGTGGGGTTTGACGAACTCCACGCGCAGCCGAACCGGGACCTCTACGATGTGATGATGGAACGGACGGCGGCCCGCGCCCAGCCGATCTTTCTCTCGATCACCACGGCCGACTACGACCGCCCGTCGATCTGCAACGAGGTCTACGACTATGCCGTGGCCGTGCGCGACAACGGCGGCGATCCAGACAAGCCCGGCCACGACCCCCACTTTCTGCCCGTGATCTACGAGGCCGCCCGCGGCGCCGACTGGAAAGACCCCGCCGTCTGGCGGATGGCGAACCCGTCGCTCGGCCACACGATCACCGAGGAGAACCTGGCCGAGGACTGCAAGCGGGCCCAGGAGATCCCGGCCTATGAGAACGTGTTCCGGCGCCAACGCTTGAACCAGCGGACCGAGCAGGAGACGCGGCTGATCCCGATGGACCAATGGGACGCCTGCTCGACGGCGGGGGCGGACGGCCCGGCGGCATGGCTGGCCCGGCAGCGCACGGCGCTTGAGGGCCGGCCGTGTTTCGGCGGCCTCGATCTCGCCAGCCGGAACGACCTGGCCGCCTTCGTCCTCTGGTTCCCGGCCGAGCGGGTGGTGCTGCCCTGGTTTTTCGTGCCGGCCGAAAACGCGCACCAGCGGGAATCCGCGCACCGGGCGCCCTACGTCACCTGGGGCCGGGCCGGGTTCCTCACGCTCACGCCGGGCAACGTCATCGATTATGCCGCGATCAAGGCGGTGATCGCCGACTGCGGCCGGCGCTACGACCTCCGCGACATCGGCGCCGACCAGTGGAACATGGAGCACCTGCGGCAGGAAGTGGCGGAGGAGGGCGGGCCGGAGTTCGTGGCCTTCGGCCAGGGCTACCGCTCGATGAGCGAGCCGACGAAGGAATTGGTCGAGAAGATCCTGCCGGCCCGGCAGCTGGACCACGGCGGGCACCCGGTCCTGCGCTGGAACGCCGGGAACGTCCAGGGCGCCAGCGACGCCGCCGGCAACCTCAAGCCCGACAAGAACCGGAGCCGCGAAAAGATCGACGGGATAGTCGCCCTGATCATGGCCATCGGCCGGTCGATGGTCGCGCCGGCCGAGGCCCGGAGCGTGTACGAGGAACGGGGTCCGCTGATCCTGAACTTCTGAGGAGGGGGCCGACGATGTGCGTAACGCGGACGGCGACGGTAGACGTGGTCACGGTCTGGTCGTTCCCGACCCGGAGCCGGTGCCCGGCCTGCGGGTCCGTGGACACGCGGGCCGACACCACGCGCGGCGCGATCCAGTACCGGAAATGCCGGGCCTGCGGCCACCGCTACCACGAGCGTGGGTCGCGGGTGTAGGGACGCCAGGCATAACTGAGGAGGTGCGATCATGTTGACCAGTGGCATGAGGGTAGCGGTAAGTTACAACGAGGGGCTCGACTGTTGGGACGTGTGGATACTCCGGAGGGCTGGCCAAGGGCAGCATCGGATGTTGGTGACCTACGAGAACGGCAGTCCCTCGGCCGCGTGGGACGAGGGGCCGGCAGGCGAGTCCTGCCCGCCAACGCTGCGCGTGCCCGTTGACGCCGCGTTCGGCATCGTCGAGGGGTTTGCCAAGTGCGGCATATGGCCGGATCCATCCAAGCGAGACACGGCGACGGACCGGGCCACCAGCAGACACATGGAGGACCTGCGGGCCCTCCTGGGGCTCCGGGAGAAGCCCATTCGGGAGTCGCCGCAATAAACATCCTACATGTAGGACATTCCGCCGGATTTTCACACCACCGATAGTTGCGCTGGGGGGTTTGACGGGGTAGACTGATATGACAATCTGACGCGGCATCCTGCGCAGGCCGGCCAGCCGGCGCGGGACGTGGGCCGAAATGGAAGAGCCGATGTGGGCACATCCCCACTCGGCTCTTTTGTTTTGGCCCCGCCGCGTCGGCTGAACAGGGGGAGCGGTATGACGACTGCCGTCGTCTGCGGGGCCGGCGGGTTCATCGGCCATCATCTCGCGCGGGCCCTGGTCGCCCGCGGCCGCCGCGTCATCGGGATCGACGTCCAGTGGCCGCCGTGGTCGGACGTGGCCGGCGTCACGCCCGTGACGATGGACCTCCGGTTTGCCGGGGCGATGCTTCGCCTCCTCTTCGACCGCCAGCACGTGGACGAGGTGTACCAACTCGCCGCCGACATGGGCGGGATGGGGTTCATCCACGAGCACGGCTACGACTGCCTCCACAACAACGCCCTCATCAACCTGTCCGTCTGCCACGCCGCGGCCGGCGCGGGCGTGGCTCGGTACTTCTTTTCTTCCTCCGTCTGCGTCTACCGCGACATGGCGCCGGGCGAACCCGCCATTGACGAGGACGCCGCCTACCCGGCCCTGTGCGATAACGACTACGGCTGGGAGAAACTGTACAGCGAGCGCCTGGCCCTGGCCGCCGGCGCGACCCTTCCGATGACCGTGCGGATCGCCCGGTTTCAGAACTGCTACGGGCCAGAGGGGGCCTGGCACGGCGGGCGGGAGAAGGCCCCGGCGGCGCTCTGCCGCAAGGCCGCCGAGGCCCTACCCGGCGCGGACATCCCCGTGTGGGGCGACGGAACGGCCGTCAGGAACTTCATCTTCATCGACGACCTCGTGGACGGCATCCTCACGCTCATGGAGTCCGACGAGGGCCGGCCGACGAACATCGGCACGGACGAGTACGTGACGGTGGACGACCTCGCCTACCTGGCGGCGGGGGCGGCCGACAAGCGCCTCGGCATCCGCCACGTGCCGGGCCCGGTCGGTGTGGCCGCGCGGAACTTCTCGAACGCCCGGATGAAGGCCCTGGGCTGGCTACCCCGCGTGCCGCTGGCCGAGGGCATCCGGCGGCTCTATCCGTGGGTCGCCGAGCAGGTCTTCGCCGATGCGCGCCGGGGGGTGCCGGCATGAGGCAGTGCAACATCCGCGTGTCCCGCCAGATGATGGAACGCCTCCTGAACCTTCCGAGCGGCGTCCACCTGCTCACCGTTTACGAGCATCCAGAACGGGCAGACGAGTTTGCGGTGCGTGTGGAAGGGATGGGGCCAGAAGTCCAGCCTGGATGGGAGGTGACGAGCGTCACGCCCGACTGCACGAACATTCCCGTGCCAGACTATGGTCAGGTGCTGATCCAATTCCCGCAAGAGGCTCCGAAGTGAAGCGCACCATCCGCAACCGCATCGCCGGCTGGCTTCTGCGGTCGGCCTACCCGCCGGACTGGATGGCGCGGCTGTTCGAGGACTTTGCGGGTTCGGGTTCCAGCTCGGGCGTCCACGTCGGTCAGGAGACGGCGCTCACGTGGAGCGCGTTCTACAGCGCCGTGGACAGCATTTCGCGGGCCGTGGCGACGCTGCCGCTCAAGGTGTACCGGCGGCTCCCCGACGGCAGCCGGGAGGAGGCGGACGGGCACGCGGTGGCGCGGGTGGTCCATCACCGGCCGAATCGGGAGAACACGCCGTATGTGTTCAAGGCGACGATGCAGAGTTTCGTTCTCCGCTGGGGCAACGCCTACGCGGAGATCCAGTGGCGAGGCGACGGCCGGCCGGCGGCCCTCTGGCCTATCGACTCGGCGACGATGACCGTCCGGCGCGAAGACGACCGGCGGCTCGTGTACATCCAGAACTACGGCCAGGGCGACCGGGAGCGGCGGCTCGAGGCGGCAGACGTGATCCACATCCGCGGGCTCGGCGACGGCGTGGTTGGCAAGTCGCCCGTGCGGCTGTTCGCCGAGGCCATCGGCGTGGGCCTGGCGGCGGAGAGGGTCGCGGCGGGTTTGTTCGGCAAGGGCCTGCGGCCGTCGGGTACGGTCGAGGTCCCGCAGAGACTCGACGACATTGCGTCCGACCGGCTGCGGAAGGCGTTCGAGGCGCGGAACGCGGGGCCGGAGAATTTCGGCCGCGTGCTGGTGCTCGAGCAGGGCGTGAAGTTCACGGCCCACACGATCCCGCCGGACGACGCCCAGTTCCTCGAAACCCGCGTCTACGGCGTCCGCGACGTGGCCCGGATCTTCCACGTGCCGCCGCACAAACTGGCCGACCTCGCCGACGCGACGTTCTCGAACGTCGAGGAACAGAACCTCGAATGGGTCACGGACTGCCTGATGCCGTGGATGGTGAACACGGAGCAGGAGGTCAATGACAAACTGTTCTGGCCCGGCGAGCAGGAGCGGTACTACGCCGAGTTCGACGCGAACGGGCTGCTGCGCGGGAACATGGCCGCCCGGAGCACCTTCTACCGGGAGATGTTCGGGATCGGGGCGCTCTCGATCAACGACATCAACCGCCTCGAAAACCGGCCGGGTATCGGCCCGGCGGGCGACGTCCACTTCGTGCCGGCCAACATGCTGCCGGCCGACCAGGCGATGAAGCCGAAACCGGTCCCGATGCCGGGCGAACCGAAACCGCCGGAGCCGGCCCGCCCGGTGGGAAACAGTTGGGGCCGGATCAGAAGAGCGCCTTCGAGGCGCTCCTGCGCGACGCCTGGGGCCGGATTGCCCGGAGCGAGGCTGGGGCCATCCAGGGCGGCCACGAGGCGAAGGTCTGGAGCGACGGTCATGCCCGGTGGGCCGCCGGGCTCCTCGTGCCCGTGCTGCGGGCGGCCGGTTCGGCGATGGGCGACGGCGACGTCGGCGTGGCCGACTTTGTCGCCGTTCGCGCGATGAAGGAACACCTGGAGGCCCTGCGGGCGGCGCCGGACCGGCCGGCCTACCTGGCCGTGGCGCCCGATTCCCTGGCCGCCCTGTCCCTGGCCGCCATTGAAAGGAGCGCGTCCCGTGGCTGACGAAACGGCGACGATCACGATGGAACGGCGGCTCACGGCGCCGGGCGACCTGCGCGTGGTGCGCGAGGGCGCGAAGGCGCGCGTGGTGGGGTATGCCGCGGTCTTCAACAAGCGGAGCGTGGACCTCGGCGGGTTCGTCGAGGTCATCCGCCCGAAGGCGTTCACCCGCGCCCTGGCCAAGGGGCCGGACCTGCGGGCCCTCGTGAACCACGACCCGAACCTCGTCCTGGCCCGGACGCGGAGCGACACGCTCAGGGTCAAGCAGGACGACGTGGGCCTGGCCGTGGACTTCGACCTGCCCGACACGAGCGTGGCCCGCGACCTCGCGGTGTCGATGGAACGCGGCGACGTGGACCAGATGTCTTTCGCGTTCTCGATCATCTACGGCGAACCCCGCGAGGTCTGGACCACAGACGAGGACGGCAAGACGCTGCGGGTCCTGAATGAGATCGATCAACTTTACGACGTGAGCGTCGTCACGTTCCCGGCCTACCCGGACACGGAGGCGGCGCTGCGGAGTTTCCAGGCGATTTCCGCCGAGGCCCGCCTGCGGGCGCCCATTGCGCTCGGCCGACAGGAGGTCCTTTGGCGGAAACTCGACGAGGTCAAGGCGCAGCGCCGGCAGTGATTTGCCGGTCGGTGCGCGCGGGGTCCCCGCTTCGGGACCCCGGACGGCGCCCGCCAATGCGGGCGGCCGACGGCCCAACGGCCGACTGCGGAGCGAGCGAGACCGAACCGATTGAGGAGTCCGAGACGTGAAAACCATCCAGCAGATGAAAGACCGCTGGGCGGAGGTCATCAGACTCGCCGACGACCTGCGCACGCGGGTGGCCGGCGAAGAGCGGCCGCTGACCGAGGCGGAGGCGGGCGAGGTCCAGAAGAACATCGACGAGGCCGCGACCCTGACGCGGGACATCCGGTTCGCCGAGGAGATCGAGAAGAACCAGCGGGCGCTCAACGCCCCGGTGCCGCGCGTGACCGATCCGATTGCGCCGGCCGCCGGCGACGACGCCCCGGCCCGCCGCTCGATCATCACCGTCGGCACCGGCCACTCGCTCCGAGCGTTCCGTCCGCGGCGGGGCGAAACCCACGCCCAGATGGAGGAGCGGGCCCACCTTGCCGGGCGATGGATTCTCGGCCAGTTGTTCCGACAGGAGCAGTCCGCGCAGTGGTGCCGAGAGCACGGCGTCCAAATTCGCGCGGCCTCTGAGGGCGTCAACGCGCTCGGAGGCTTCCTGGTCCCGGACCAGTTTGCGGCCTCGGTCATCGATCTCCGCGAGCAGTACGGCGCCTTCCGCCAGAACGCCAAGATCGAGCCGATGACGTCCGACACCAAGAGCGTGCCGCGCAGGACGGGCGGCCTCACGGCATACGCCGTCGGCGAGAACACGGAGATCACGGAGTCGACAAAGGGCTGGGACAAGGTCCAGTTGTCGGCCAAGAAGTTCGGCGTACTTTCCAAGTACAGCAGCGAACTGAGCGACGACGCGGCGATCAGCATCGCCGACGATCTCGCGCAGGAGGCCGGCTACGCCTTCGCGATCAAGGAAGACCAGTGCGGCATCAACGGCGACGGCACCTCGACCTACCACGGCACCGTCGGGTTCCGCACGAAGATGATCGACGGCAATCACGCGGCGTCGTATGCCACGGCGCCTGGCGCCGGCAACTCCTGTGACACGTGGGACGAGGTCGGCGACGACGACCTGAACCTGGTCATCTCGGCACTGCCAGGCTACGCCCTGGCCCGCGGCCCCAAGTGGTTCTGCCCCATTGGTGCCACGCACGCCATCTTTGGCCGACTCCTGCGCGCTGCGGGCGGCGCCACACTGGCCGAACTGGCCGCCGGAGTGCCCCAGCGATACGCCGGCTTCCCCGTCGTCGGCTGCGCGGCCTGGACCGACACGCCCTCGACCGACAACTCCGGGAAGATCATCGTGGCCTTCGGATGTCTGGACCTGGCCGCGACCATGGGCGACCGCCGGGAAATCCGCATGAAGGTCTCCTCGGACCGGTTCATCGAACTCGATGAACTGGTCATCGTGGCGACCGAGCGCGTTGACATCAACGTCCACGACATCGGCAACGCCTCGACCGCCGGCCCGCTCGTCGGGCTGTACGGCAACTGAGCCACAATCGCCGGACCGGGGCGGGCCCGCGCGCGCCGCCCCGGCCGGCCTGGATACGGGAGATCGAACGATGCGACCGCAACTGAAACAGGTGATCGCCATCGAGGGCCGGGCCATCACAAACGGCGCCACCTCGACCGGCGTCATCGACACCATCGGCGCCGACTGGATGACCGTCGACGTCAAGACGTCGACCTCGAACAACACCACGAACAACCCCGCGACGCTCCAACTGCTCGAGGCGGACGTGAACGCCTTCTCGAGCGCCGCCACCATCGAGGGGTCCGTGGGCGACAGCGACTGGACCATCCCCGTCGGCCAGACGGCCGCCGTCTGGGGCGTGAAGTTCAACGTCGATCTGCGTGGCCGCAAGCGATTCGTCTTCGCCGAGGTCTCGCCGACCACCACGATGGACATCGACGTCGTGGCGAACCTGGGGATCAACGAGCAGGCGCCCATCGACGCGACCAAGGCGAACGTCCGGGCCCTGGTCGAACTCTGATCCGCGGCGTCCATCCCCGACCGGCGGCGGGACGCGGGACTCCTCCTTCCCCCGCGTCCCGGCCGCCGAGCCGGGCCAGGAGCACGTGATGCCCCGACGAACCTATCGAAAATCGGACGAGGTCCGCGACTTCCAGGAGGAAGACGTGGCGGTGGCCGATGCCGACACGGAGGTCATCTCCGTGCCGCTCACCGGCCAGGAGCAGTTGTGTTTCCGCGTGGCCAACGCCGGCGACGAGGCGATCACCGGCCTGGAAATCTCGCTCACGTTCTACGACGACGGCGAGTCCGTGGTCGTCGCCTCGGCGGACGAGTACACCACGCCGACCTGGCCGGTGGTCCGGTTCTCGGCCGACCCGACGGCCCTGACCGCCGGCGCCGAGGCCTTCGGCGTGATCGACGTCCGCGGGGCCAGGTCGTTCGTCGTGAGCGCCTCGGCCGCGACGGACGCCCCGACGGTCCTCACCATCGAGGGGACGGCCCAGTGATCATCGTCTCCCGATTCACGCCGCAACCCGCCTACGAGGCCGCCGCCCGTCGGCTCCTCGAATCGTGCCGGCGGTTCGACCTGCCGTGCCTCATCGAGCGCGTCAAGCAGGACCCCGGATCGTGGAACGACGCGGTGAACGCCAAACCCGACTGGATCCTCAACACGCTGCTGAACCGGCGGGAGGCGATCCTGTGGCTCGACGCCGACTGCGAGATCGTCCAGATGCCGACGGCCATCATCGGCACGTCGGCCGATGTGGCCTGCTACAACTTCGCGGCCGACTCCGACGGCGTCCACGGGATCGCCTACGACCCAAACAAACTCGTCTGCGCGACGGGCGTCCTCTGGGTGGCCTACACAGCCGGCGCCATTGAACTCCTGCTCCGGTGGATGTCCGCCATCAAGCAGCACCCCGACATCCGCGGCAGCGACCCGTGCCTCGACCTGGCCTACAACACCTGCCGGCCGCCGGTCCATACGCTGTGGCTCCCGAAATCCTACAACCGGATGGACAGTTTGTGGCCTGGCGTTGACCCCGTGATCGACCACCACTACTGCGAGGGGAAACTGCGCGATGCCTCCTGACCCCGTGAGACTGAACCTCGGCGCCGGCAAGACGGTCATCCCCGGCTACCTCCCCGTGGACATCCACGACGGCGCGGCGGCCATGCCGCTGGACTATCCCGACAACTCCGTGGACGAGGTCCGCGCGAGCCACCTCCTCGAACACTTCTCCTACTGCCGGACGCTCGAGGTCCTGGCGGAATGGTTCCGCGTACTCAAGCCGGGCGGCGTGATGAAAATCGCGGTCCCCGACTTCGACCGGATCATCACGGCCTACCAGGCGGGGAGCACGGAGCCCATCGAGGGCTACCTGATGGGCGGCCACGCCGACCGCCACGACGTCCACCTGGCGATTTTCAGCACCGACAAACTCCGGGAGTGCATGCAGCACGTCGGCCTCGTGGACGTGCGGCCGTGGACGAGCGAGATCGCCGACTGCGCGGCGAAGATGATCAGCCTGAACCTCCAGGGGACCAAGCCGGAGGCGACGCAGGGCGGCGACAAGAACCGGCCGTTCCGGGTCTACGCCGTGATGAGCGCCCCCCGGTACGGGTTCATGGACAACTTCACGTCGGCCTACAACGGCCTCGCGCCGTTCAACATCCCGTTCCGCGTGACCAAGGGCGCCTTCTGGGGCCAGTGCCTTGAACGCGGGATGCTCGAGGCCCTGGCCGCGCGCGAAGACCTCGACGCCATCCTCACGCTCGACTTCGATACGGTGTTCACCGCCGACGACGTGCGGCGCCTCATCTGCCTGATGGTGGCCCACCCGGAGGCGGATGCCATCGTGCCGATCCAGGCCGCCCGGTGGCGCTCCACGCCGCTCTTCACGAAGACGGGTCCCGACGGTCGGCCGATGTCGAAGATCCCGAGCGAAGCGTTTGCGCCCGACCTGATGCCGATCCGCACCGGTCATTTCGGCCTGACCCTCATCCGCGCCTCGTCGCTGCGGGCCCTGCCCCATCCCTGGTTCAAGGGCACGCCCGGCCCATCCGGGAACTGGGACGACGGCCGGACCGACGACGACATCCACTTCTGGGTCGAATGGGAACGGGCCGGCAAGACGGCGTTTCTGGCGACCGACGTCGCCATCGGCCACATCGTCGAGATGATCGCCTGGCCGGGCCAGGACATCCAGGCCATCTATCAGCACCCGAACGAGTACCGGGCCGACGGCAAACCCAAGGACGTGTGGCAGTAGGGAGGGAGGGTTCAACGATGCGCGTGCGATTCCTGAAAAAGTGGTCCGACTATCCGCCCGGGGCCGAGACGGACATCCCCGATCACCTGGCGCTGGCCATCATTGTGGAGGCGATTGCGACGGTGATCGAGACGCAGCCGATCACCGCCGCCGCATCGTCGGAACCGGAGCCTGAGTCCGCCGTGGTGGCGCCGGGCGAGACGGCCGTGATGCCGACGCCGGCGCCGCGCCGCCGCGGCCGCAGACCGAAACCGCCGGAGGCCGTACCGCATGATGCGTGACGCCGTGACCACCGCCGCCGCCTGCCGACCGGTACACCTCGACCAGGCGAAACTCCACCTCCGCGTCGATGCCGACGATGAGGACGCCCTCATTGCGTCCCTCGTCCACGCCGCCACGGACCAGGTCGAGTACGACACCGGCCGCGCCCTCGTCTGCCAGACGCGGACGCTCACCCTCGACCGGTTCCCCGCGGGCGACGTCATCATCATCCCGCGACCGCCCTTGATCGAGGTCGTCTCCGTCCAGTACGTGGACAGCGCCGGCACGCTCCAGACCGTGGACGCCGCCGACTACGAGACGGACACGGCGGAGGAGCCCGGCCGGCTCTATCCCGCCTACGGCGAGTCGTGGCCATCGCACCGGGGCGCCCCCGACGCCGTGCTCGTGACCTACCGGGCGGGCTACGCCACGCCCGTGACCGTGGCCCAGAGCACCGAGGTCTGGACGGCCGCCGGCCGGTCGCTGACGGACGCGGCGATCATCCGCCTGTCGAACTCGGGCGGGGCCCTGCCCGCGCCGATGGCGGCCGACACGGACTACCACGTGCGGGACGCGAGCGGGGCGACGTTCAAACTCGCCGCCGCCGCCGCCGGGGCGGCCATCGACGTCACGGACGCCGGCACGGGCACGCACTTCATCGGCCAGGTCCCGCCGGCTTTGGTCCAGGCGATCCTCCTGCTCGCCGGCCACTGGTACGCCCACCGGGAGGCCGTCGTGTTGGGCGGATCCCCGACGCTGCTGCCCGCGGCGGTGGATCGGCTGACGGCCCTGTATCGGACGTGGTATGTGCCGGAGCGGCAGTGAGAGCGGTCAGCCATTCTGAAGGTGACGCGGTGAGCCGAAGGCGAACACGAAAAACAGAAAGGGACTGAATGGGCACCTTCGTTGACCTGGCAACGCGATTCGGCATCCCCCTGGCCCTCGTGTGCTTGTTCATCTGGCACGGGGCGAAGCGCGAAGAGCGGATGGCTACCCGGTTGAACGCCCTGGAGGACTTTATCCGCGGGCGGCTGACCGCCCTGATTACCGACGACCACCATCTCGTTCGCACGTTTACGCAGGCCATGTTGACGCGGCCCTGTCTCGTGGACGTGGCCCAAGTGCTGCACGAACAGCAGCAGCCGACGGCGCAGGTGCCGCCGGCCCAATCCGACCGCGCGGCTGAATGCTGAATGCTGACCGCTGAAAGGCTTTCTCATGATCCCCGCCGGCCGACGCGATAAACGGGTGACGATCCAGACGCCGAGCGTCGTCTCGGACGATCTCGGCCAGGCGATCAACACCTGGGGCACCCTGGCCACGGTGTGGGCGGCGGTCAAGCCCCTGACGGGCGACCAGCGCCTCGCGGCCCAGCAGGTGGACGCCACGGCGAGCCATACCGTGACGATCCTCTATCGGGCGGACGTGACGCCGAAGATGCGCGTCCTCTACGGCTCGCGCATCCTCGAAATCCAGGCGGTGATGGACCCCGACGAACGGCACGAGCAGCTGGAACTGGCGTGCGCGGAGGTGGTGCTCTGATGGCGTACCTGCGCAACCTCGTGAGTCTCGAGGTCGACGCGGCCCAGTTGGCCGCCGTCGACGCCGCCCTCAAGGACCTGTCCAGGAATGTCCAGACGCGGATTGTGAAGACCGCGCTCAAGGCCGGCGCAGACTACATGGCCGACCGGTGCCGGTCGGCGGCGCCCGTGCGGACCGGTCTCATGCGGGACGCCGTGGCGGTCCTGTCGAGCCGGCGCCGGCGCGGGACCATCGTGTTCAAGGCCGGCTTTGATGTCGAAAAGGCGCCCGGGCTCCTCAAGGAGAATAAGCACTTCCGGGCCGCCGAACGGGTCTTTGACCACGTCTCATCACGCACGGGCAAGCGCCGGACGCGGTGGCAGGCCCGGTCCGACCAGCAGAGGCGGCCCAACTATTTCTACCCGGCGGCCGTCGAGTTCGGACGCCGCTCGCGATCCACCGGCGTCAAGGTCGAGGGGTCGCATTGGATGCAGCACGTCGTGGATCAGAACGCGCAGACCGCCGCGGACGGGATCATGCGGACGGCCCTCCGACTGATCGACGAGTACGCGGCGAAGGCCGCGCGCAAGGCCGCCCGGCATGAGGGGACCCTCGCGCGGGCGGCGTCCGCCGCGGCCGAAGAGGTAGCGGCGATCATCCGGGACGTCGAGTTCGAGGAAACCCTGGGGTTCGCCACGTGAGCATCGAGTACGCCGTCATCCAGATGATCGGCACGGGCACGGCTGCGGGGGCCCGGATCCATCCGCTCCTGGCCCCCATTGACGTGGCCAGCCCCTACCTCGTCTACGGCCGCCGGAGCACGCGCCGGGACCAGACGTTTGACGGCGACGGCGGGGTGGCCGAGGCCGTGGTCCGCCTCACGTGCTGGGCCACCACCTACGTCGCGGCCGTAGCCCTGGCGAAGTCCATCCGGCCGCTCATCGTCAAGGGCGACGTGCTTGCCAACGGCGGGACCTATGAGGTGTACGAGGCGTCCGTGATTGACGAGGGCGACTCCCTCGATGCCGGCGACGGCGAGGAGCAGTCCCTCCGGTACGGCCGGTGGATCGACTGCCGACTCGTGTGGTGTGAAGAGACGGAACCCGCGTAAGGAGCCCAGACCATGGCCCGTTCAAGCGGAATGCCGGGCGCGGGGACGACCATCGGAATGGGCGTCCTCGACTCCGGTTCGTACACCCTGATCGGCGAGGTGAAGGCCTGGAACGACCTGCCGCTCACGGCAGCCAAGTGCGACCTGACCCACCTCACGAGCGACGATCACGCCGAGGAATCCCAGGCCGGCGATATTGCCGTCGGCGAGGCCCGGATCCGTATCAACTTCGTCGGCGCCCAGTACGCGACGATCGACACGGCCTTCGCCGCCCGGCTGTCCCTCGACTGGGAACTGACGTTGCCGGACGGCTCGACCCGCACGTTTCAAGGCTGGATCGCGTCGCCGGGCGCCCTCGACGTGCCCAACAACAACGACCCGATCACGGCCGAAATCACGGTCCAGGGGACCGGGCTGCCGACGTTCACGGCCGGCTGATGAGAGAGGGGGAAGGGTTCAGGGTTAACCGTGGCCGCAGCGGGAAGCGGTGAGCCGAAGGCGAACGCGATCCCTGACCCCTGACCACCGACAAGGAGACCCACATGTCCGTTACCGCGACGATCAAGTTGGAGGTGAAGGCCGCCGAAACGCTCAACAACACCCCGAGCGCGGCGGCCACGAAGAAAATCGTCACCCACGAGGAGTACACCGACACCCACACGCTGACCAGCGCCACGACGCCGCCGGTCACCCAGTGCGCCGACTGGCGCGAGGCCCTCACCGACGGCGCCGCCACGGTCGACCTGACGGCCATGACCGGCACGAACGGCGCGACCATCGTCGGCACCGGCCTCAAGGTCCAGGGCCTCAAGGTCAAGAACCTCGGCGCGAACACGCTGACCCTCACGTTCGGCGCGTCGAACCCGTACAACCTGCTCGGCGCGGCGTTCGTGATCGTCCTGGCCCAGAACCAGGAGTTCGCCTTCTACGGCAACGACGCCACGCCGGACATCGCGTCGGGCGCCAAGGAGATTGACCTCTCCGGGACGGGGACGCAGACGAGCGAGTGGAGCGTGATCGTCGGGTAACCGTGGCCGCAGCGGGACGCGGTGAGCCGAAGGCGAACGTGAACCCTCTCCCGCAAGGAGTTCCCCGTGTCGAAAATGCTGACCCGCGCGGATTTCCTGAAGGCGAAGCCGGCGGCGGAGTACCCGCCGGTTTCCGTGCCGTGCCCCGGCCTCGGGGGCGAGGTCTACGTCCGGCGGATCTCAGCCGCCGAACGGGACGCCTACGACCACCGGCGGTTTGCCGAGGGCGAGGATGGCGAGGGAACGACGGCCGACAATTTCCGGGCCGAACTCCTCGTCCTCTGCCTCTGCGACGCGAAGGGCAAGGCGATGTTCCTGGCCGACGACGCCGCGGTGATCGGCCGGCTGCCGACGGCCCTCGTGGACGGCCTGTTCCGGGCGGCGGCGCGGTTGAACGGGATCGGCGGCGACAACGAGGCGGCGGCCGTGGCGGACGCCGAAAAAAACTCCGGGGGCGCCCCGGACTCCGGTTCGCCTTCCGCCTGAGCCTGGCGCTCGGCTGGCCGGACCCGCGGGCGCTCATGGCGGCGATGCCGGCGCCGCTGTTTGACGAGTGGCAGGCGTTCGCCCGGATCGAGCCGTTCGGCGGGGCCGTGGCCGACCTCCGGCAGGCCCGGCTCGTGGCGATGATCAGCGCCGCCGCCGGCGTGGCCCGCGACCCGGCGGACTTTTCCGATGCGGCGCCGGCCGAGCCGGACGCGGCCGCCGAACGCGCGGCCGTGGCGAGGAAGATGAAACGATGGCGACCATCGGCAAGATTGTAATCGACCTGGTCGGCCGGTCGGCGGGATTCACCACGGCCCTCGACCGCGGCCGCGGCGACATGCGGCGGTTCGGCCGCGACGCCCAGCAGATGAGTCAGATGATCAAGGGCCTGTTCGCCGGGTTCACGTTCACCCGCGCCATCGGCCTCGGCGCGCGGGCACTCCAGATTGCAGACCTTGAGGCGACGAAAGCCCGCCAGCGCCTGAACAAGGAATCGGCCGAGGTCCTGAAGACCCAACTCGAAATCAACAACGCCTGGCGCGACTTCGGCCGCCTCCTTCCCGGCATAGGACCCGTCGTAGATGCCCTGTTCGACGCCTTCGGAGACGAGAAAGTCATCCACGCCACAATCCAGCGGCTCGGCGAAGCCGTGACCGCGACAGCCGCCCTGGTCGAGCAAACGAAGCGGTGGAGGGAGGAACTGGAACTCGTCGCAGCCATGAACCGAAAGGCGTCCCCGGAGGAGATTGAGGGGATCAAGGGGCGGCATACAAGTGCCGCTCGGCAGGAGCAGATTGCCGCGCTGGAACTCGACCGGGCGAAGACCGTACTGGCCATTGCTGATGAGTGGGCGCGCATCGTCAAGCGCGCCGAGGCGTCGAGCGCCATAACGAAGACCGACGTCAACCTGGACATTCCGATTCACGCGGGGAGAAGCGCGGTCCTGGCGGCCCTCCGTAAACAGTTTGCGGAGCAGGATCAGGCGCTGGAGAGGGCGCGGGTGACGAGAGACGAACTGGAACGCGAAGACCAGGTGAAGCGCGAGCGGGAGGCGGCTGATCGGGCCGGCAAGGTCGAAGCGGCGGCGCAGGCGCGGGTGGATGCGAAGCGGACGGGGACCGCCAAGGGGAACCGGTTCAAGATGCCGGAGGAGGTCGCCGCCGAGGCCAAGCGCATCGGCGAGGTGGCCGCCATCATCGAAGACCTGCGCCGCGAGTCGGCCGGCGAAGCGGCCGATACGCTCACGGGCGTCCGGCTGACGAAAGAGGAGTATCGGGAGATCGCCGCGCTGGAGGCCGAGATCGTCCAGCAGCGGAAGGTGCGCGAGCACATTGCCTTTGATGAGGCCCGGCGCGAGAAGGAGGCGGCGGCGGCGCGGGCGGCTACGGAGCGGGTGGAGGCGTTCCGTCAGCGGCAGCGGGAGCACGAGGCCGCCGACCAGCGGGCCGAGGCGGCCCGGATCCGCGAGTCGAACCGGACGCCGGCCGAGGCATTCCGGGACCGGGTCCGGGTCCTGGATTCCCTGCGCCGGTCCGGGCTGATCTCGCCCGGCGACTACATGCAAGAGGTGGCCAAGGCCCGGTCGGGCGGCGGCGGGGCCGGCGGCGGGGCCTTCTCCGCCACGTCGGCCCGCGAAGTCCCCGGCCGCGGCCTGGCGGACCTGGCCCAGCGGCAGGTGCTTCTGCTCCAGGGCGTGAACGAACGGCTCGACAGGATCGAACAGGCGACGAAACAGACGCAGTGAGAGGGGAGGGCAGAAGGGCAGAAGGGCAGAAGGTCATAGGGTTCTGAAATCCTGACTCCGACTCCGCCCCTACGACCTACGACCTTCCGCCCTTCCCCACGGAGGCGATCCGCAGTGGCCGTAGTCCTCGACATCCGTGACGGCGCCGGCCTGCGCTACAGCGGCCAGGGGTACGAGGTGTCCCGCATAGCGCGGGTCACGGAACTGTCGAGCGCCGCGGCCTACGAGCGGTCGCAGGAGGCCCTCGTCGCCGCCGTCGTCGCTACCGGCGCCATCGGCCACGTCCATCCCGGCCTGCCCAACTGCTACTGCAAGGCATTCGAGATCCGCAATGAGATGACCGACGTCGCCCGGGTCGAGATCGTCTATCGGTCGCGGCCGACGGTGCGGATCACCACGGAGTCCACGCTGGGCCAGGTCACCTCGTACTACGACCTCGAAGGCAACCCGATCACGGTGGTCAAGGACGGCGTGACCCAATGGGTCGGCGTGCCGATGGGTATCCCCCAGCATCGGAAGGTGATCGAGGTGGAACTCGGCTACGATTCCGACGCGACGGGCAAGACCTACGAGGGCACCGTGAACCAGGCCGGCTGGTCCCTCGACGAGGATGCACCCGAGGGAACCTGGAAGTGCATGTCCGTGCGAAGCACCACGGACGATCTGACGTGGTATCAGTGGGTCGTCGAGTTCGAGTACCGGCCGGTATCGGCCACGCTCCAGACGAACGGCTGGAAAGAGATCGCGGCGTACCGCGACACGGCGGGCAACGTCCCCTACGACGCCGATCCGAGCGCCTGGTTCCGGTGGGTCGAGGTGGCGCCGGTGGCGGACTTCGACGCGATGCCGATTTACGGATGACGACCGCAACGGGAAGCGGCGAGCCGAAGGCGAACATCGTGACCATCCGGGAATTCGTGCGCGGCGCGGGCAAGCCGTCCCTCGACCGGCTGAACGAGATCGTCCGGGCCGTGAACGCCCTGACCCGGACCCAGGGCGACGACCTCATCCGCGTCAGCCGGAACCCGACCAACCCGACGATCACGCTCAATCTCCCGGAACTCATACGGAGGATTCCGCGGAATGATGCCGACGTTGTTTGGGTGAAAAACGAAACAGGCGCCGCGCTTGAACGATTTGACGCCGTGGCCATCGGCGACCCGACGACAGAGGGGGCGGTCGGCACGGCATCTGTCGTCTATGAAGCGGTTCTGTCCGGCGATCCACTCTGCGCGGGTCGCGTGGCGATTGTACAGACCGGACTTGCGGTGGATGCGGCGGGCCCCGCGGTCGCCAGCGGGGTATCCGTGGCCAAGGTGAAGATCAGCGGCCGGCCCTATGGCCAGTGGCGGGGGAACGCCGACCGGGCGGGACTCTACAAGGCGGGAGAGCCGGCCCTGCAACTGTGCGAACTCGGCCGCGTGGAACTCCTCTGGATCGACTGGCCGGCGCCGGAGATTGTCGGTGAGGACGTGGAATACTGGTGCGTCGCGCGGCTCGGCGGCCAGCGGCCGACGCAGGGCGTGACTGTGTATGAGCAGGGCGACGGCGAAAACCGGGGCGTGGCCGAGGTCCTCTTCCTCGCCGGCGCCACGGTGGCCGAGGTCTATCCGGGCTGCGTGGTGGTGACACCAGCATGATCATCATCGTGGACAGCAACGGCAAACCCTGGCCAGTGAGCGCCGTGAAGTTCGCGGGGGCCATCCCGGTCCACGACCTGGGGCAGGGCCGCATCCTCGTCGGCAGCGCAACGGAGGCGCCCCACCAGCGGACGACCACGCGTGAGTTTGTCGTCACCGCGGCCACGCGCGTGACCGGCACGGTGACGAAGACCCGCGAGCGGTCGGCCACGCGGTATTTCACGCACTCGCGCGACCGCTGGCAGTTCAACACTGAGGCTACGAGGGTGACCGGCACGGTAACGCGGACGCGTGAGCGGTCGGCCACGCGGTACGTCACGCACTCGCGCGACCGCTGGCAGTGCAACACTGAGGCGTCCCGGCAGTCGGGCACGGCCACGGTCTCCCGCGTCAGTTGCGTCACTGTTCTGGCGGTCACCTGGGCGACCGTTAGCGTATCGCGAGACCTCCCCGAACGGACCGTGACGCGCGAGTTCACAAGGGAAAGGACGGTCACCGCATGATCCTGATTGTGGACAGCGCCGGGACCATCCACGAGGCCGCCGCCGTCCAGTTCCATCCGGCCTGGGGCCTGGCCCACAAAGGCAACAATGCCTGGGCGGCCACGGCCGCCACGGCCGGCGGCGAGTTCACCGAGATAGTCAGTCACGACAAGCCCATCCCCGTGACACGCGAAAAGTCGGTCACGCGGAGCGTGACCCGCCATGACTGGACTCGCGACCTTATCACGGCCACGACCACGCGAGATTACGTTACGGCCGTCACGCGCGAAAAGTCGGTCACGCGGAGCGTGACCCGCCATGACTGGACTCGCGACCTTATCACGGCCACGACGACGCGCGATCAGGTAACCAGTGTGACCCGGATCCGCCCCGTCTCGGTAACGACGACGCGACAAACGGTGTGCATCAGTAGCGTCACGCGGGAGGTAACGGAGGGCAGCGTTTCCGACCTCGTCTCGCGCGAGAAGACGGTGACGCGCTGGGTGACGGGGGCCGCCGGCGACACCTATTGCGAGTGCACGCCGGACGTGATCTACTCAATGTGCTTCCAGATCGACGAGTTGGGTGGCGTCCCGGACGGACCGGAGTGTACCTGTTTCAACAGCGCGCTCCAGGGCGGTTGGACGTACTACGTCCTGATCGGGGGGGCCTACAATACGGCCGAGGCGTGCGAACTCGCCGGCTGCGACGGCGGCGCAGGGATGCCGACCTGTGCGCTGAGCGTCGGCCCGGCCATCGACGGCAAGTTCTACTGCGGCCACTTCGCCGTCTGTTTCGTCTGAGAGGAGAAACCCGTGCCGTCCTGTCCAACTGCTTTCTATGTCGGGCGCACGGAGTACCGGCGGTGCGTGGCCCTCCGCGACCGCTGGGGGTTCGGGCCGAACGTTCGGGCCGGGCTCTGCGGCGACTGCGACGGCACGCGGCCGAACGCGCGGGTAGAGGAGTTCGTGTGCGCCCTGCTCTTGGCGAACCGCCACGCCCGGACGGGCCGCACGGCCGACGCCCTGGCCGCCCGGATCGTCGAGGTGGCCGGCCGCGAGCGCCTGGCCGAGCGGCTGGTCCAGTCCGTGCGGACCGGCGGCCTGACGGCAGTGGAAGCGGAGCGGATTGCGCGGGAGAACGGTCTTGATCCCGATGACACTGCGCGAACGCCTGGCGGCGGCGGCAGCGGCCCGCGGTAACCGCACGCCAGGCCCGTCCCCGTCCCGCGTGCGCGGCCCGGTCCCGGACGCCGAACGATGCCGGCACCTCGGCCGGTTCCTGCGGCTCGCCGGTTGCGGTGCGTGCCGCGCCGATCAGCGGGTCCACGTCTATGAATGCGGCCTCGACGGCCGGGCGGTGCCGGCCCGGTCGTTCTGTCCTACCTGTGAACAGCGCACTCTGCCGAAGGCATAGTGTGCGCAGCACCGCCCGGCCGGCGTGAGGCCCTCGCGAGGCCTCTCCGGCACCCGCCGGTCCGGGCGACGGAGGTGCCCCATGCGCGTCTCGATGATCCTCAACACCCACAACGAGGGACCCGACGTGGCCCGGACGATCCGGTCGTTCGCCGACCACGCGGGCGGCGCCGACCTCGAATTCGTCGTTGTGGCCGACGGCACGACGGACGGATCCTGCGACGACCTGGACGCCGTTCACCCGCGCGTCCTGGTCCTCAAGGCCGCCGAACGGCTCGGATGCGGGAAGGCAAAGGACGTGGCGTGTCGGCACGCGACCGGGGACGTGATCTGGCACAACGACGCCCATAACCGCCTGGTGCGCGGGACCGTGGCCGACCTGGCGGCCCTCTGCGTCGAACGCGGCCCGTGCGTCGTCACGCCCGCCGTCGGCCCCCTGGTCTGCGCCCGTCAGGGCGCTTGCGCACGGCATGCCTCGGCCGAGTGCGCGCAGACCTGTCCCGAGATCACGGACAATGACAATGTGCCGGCCAACTGTTACCAGGGGGGGGTTCTGGCCTTCGGCCGAGCCTGGGGTCACAGCGCGGGACTCCACGTGCACAACACGATCACCCGGCCCACCGAGGCGGTGCTCCAGACCCAGACCGTGAACCCCTCGTGTTTCGCCTACACGCGGGCGACGCTTGAGCGCCTCGGCGGATGGAACCGCTACCCCGGTCTGTGGGGCAGCCAGGAACTCGGTATCAGTCTCCGGGCGTGGTTCACGGCCACGCCGATCTACAACGCCCGCGATGTGGTCTGCCTCCACCGATACCGCTCATGGAACCACCCGCAGGGCAAGGCCGTTGCGCCCTACTCCGTGCCCAGCGGCCACCGCGGCGCGAACGCCCGGTATGCGACGCGGGTCGTGTTCGACGAGGCGACCTGGGATGCCGTCTGGCGGCCGTGGTTCGACCGCGGCGGCCGCGACGCCGCGGCGGATGCACTCGTGGAGGCCTCCGAGATCGGCGCCCAGCACGCGGCCTTCCTGCTCGTCAAGAGCCGGACCGATGACGAGTTCTTCGAGCGGATCTGCGGCCACGCCCATCCGGCCCGCTGGCGGCGGTCGGCGACGAGCGCCGGCCAGGCCGTTATGGCCGTCGGCGCCGGCATCGGGAATGCCCTAATGACGATCCCCGCCCAGCGGGCGCTGGCGGCCCACGTGGGCAAACCCATTGACCTCCTCGTCCTCGACGAGGCCCGGCCCGGCCGCGAGGCCGTGGAACTGCTCGGGATGCAACCGTGGATCCGTCGGGTCGTCGGGGTCGGCGTGGACTACGGCCAGTATGAGCATGTTGTGTCGACCTGGGGATCCGTGGAGATCGACGGCCTGATGCCGACCGGCACGGCCGTCTGGACGGCTGAACTCAAGTGGCGGACGCGGCACGAGGTGGAAGGCAACCTCGACACCGTGCGGCGAATGGGGTGGTCGGGCGTGGCGCCCGCGGCGGAACTCGCGACCTGGCGCCAGCCCGCCATGTCGCTCCCGGATGGATACGTGGCCGTCGGCGTCGGTACGAACGGGATGCGCTACAAGCGTTGGCCCCACCTGGAGGCCTGCTGCCGGGACCTGGCCGCCGCCGGCGTCCCCCTGGTCTTCGTGGGCCGCGGCGACGAACGCGAGCCGTGGATGACCGCCGTGGGCACAGACTGCATGGGCCAGACGACGCTGGCCGAGGCCGCCGGGCTCCTCTGGTCGGCCCGGCTCTATCTCGGCGTGGACAACGGCCTCTCGCATCTGGCGGCCGCCGTCCGCTGCCCGTCGGTGCTGGTCTACGGGCCGACGCGGGAACGCAAGAACGCGCCGTGGTCAACCGCGTGCGAGATCATACGAGCGGACACGCTCACGTGCGCGCCCTGCTGGGAGCACCCGCGTTCGGTCAAGTGCGCCGCCGACGAGGCCGCCTGTATGGCGGCGGTGAAACCCGAATGGGTGGCCGCGCGCGTTCTCGCCGCCCTCGAGCGCCCGGCCTGGCAGGCAGGTCGGAGTGACGACCTCCACATGAGCCGGCGGCAGGAACTCCTGAACCTGAACGGCGCCGACGCCCTCCAGACGCGCTGGGAGTTCAACGCCCTGCTCGATGTACTGCGGGCCCGGCCCGTCCGCGCGGTGATGGAGATCGGCGCCGCCGACGGTGGCACGCTGTGGGCCTGGTGCGAGATGCTCGAGGGGTTCAAGGATGTGCTCGTGATTGACCCGAACCCCACCGCCTGGAACGTCCCCAAGCGCGGGCCGGCGCCGCCGGAGAACTGCACGCGGTTCCCGGAGGTGGTCGCGGAACTGCGCGGCCGCGGCCACGCCATTGAACACCTCCGCCGGCCGAGCGATGAGGCCCTTGTGGACGCGGCCGACTGGTTCGCCGTCCACGGGCCTGTGGACCTCCTCCATATTGACGGCGACCACGACTACCCGCAGGCGCGGCGGGATTGGGACCAGTATCGGGGGTTCGTCCGGCCCGGCGGCCTGGTCGTCCTCCACGATGTGGCGAACCATCCGGGGCCGCGGCGGCTGCTGGCGGAGATCGAGCGGGAGTACGCCGTCCGGCGGTTCACGACGCCGGCCAAGGGCTTTCGGCAGGGGCTCGGAATCGCGGTCGTGGAGATGCCGCCGACCACGCGGTGACTCAGCGACATCGGCCGAGGGCGGCCGCCGCCCGGCGCCGGGCGTCGGCGTCGGGGTCCGTCTCGCAGGCGGCCGCCAGCGAGACGGCTGCCAGGCGCCGGTAGGGGTCCGGCGGCGGAAGGGCGCCCGCCACCGCCCCCAGGGCCGACGCGGCATACCGCCGCGTGTAGTAGTCCGGCGATCCGAGGCCGCGGTCGATGAGGGCCGGCACGGCGGCCCGGGCCTTGGCCCCCATTCCAGCCAACGCCTCGGCGGCCCGCCGGCTGTGGAACCGGTCGCCCCCCATCTCCCGAATCTGGGCCTGGACCTCGGCCGGAACCGTGTCTCGCGCGTCCGGCACGGCCGCGCAGTAGATCTCAATCCGATACTCGACCGCATCGGGCGTGGTGTTCTGCACGAACACGGTCCATCCCTCGCCGCGCCGCTGGGCGGCTGCGCCGCCGGGACCGGCGGCGCGCTTCGCCAGCACGAGCCGGCCGGCTACGGGCAGGTTGGCGGCCACCAGGTCAACCCGCGGCGTCTGGGGCAGGCCGCGGACCCGGTCGCGTTCCCCCTCGACGCGGATCACGCCGTCAACGTCCACAACCAACAAGAATTGATCCTGAACAACTCCGCTCACCGTGGCGATCCGCTGCGGGCCGGCCGCTGCGGGGAGGGGTGGCGTGCGGATCGAGGTTGGCCGGCTCGCCGCGTGTCCGGCCGACCGCGCGGCCAAGGCGACCGTCCACTGCGCTGCCGCAAACTGCCGCCGCTCGTGCCCGACCTGGACGTGGTGGACGCCACCGGCGGTCGCCAGGACCCGGCCCGCCACCGTGTCGCCGGTGTCGCGATGCGTGAGGATGTCCAGCGGCGCCGTGTCGCCGGCGTCGGCGGCCGCCGCGAGCGCGGCCGAGAGCAGCAATCCATACCCCGTCATCTGTCGTCCCTCCCGTCGTGAACCCTTTCGCACTATCCCAATGCATTGCCCTTGGCTCGCCGCTTCCCGCTGCGGCCACGGTTCACCCTGAACCCCCTCCCCCCTCCATTGCAGACGTCTGCACGTCCACCGCCGCCGGCGGCATGAGTCGTTCGGCGTCCACGGCGCCGAGCCAGGCGGCGTGGGCCCGGTCGAAGGCCGCCAGGGCGGCGTTGAGGTCCGCCAGGTAGGCCGCCATCCGGCCGCACGCCGGCCGGCGGGCCCGGTCCGCGACGGCCTCGGCCGCCGCCTCGAGGTCCCGTTTGGCCGCCGCGAGGTGATCCTTCACGGTTCGCTCCCTTGTTCTGAATGCGCCTGTGCCGCGCGCCGGCCGTCGGGACGGCCCCGACACACCACCTCGGCCCTCCGCGTGCGGCCTGGGGCCGCCGGCGGCCCGGATTCGGGCCGCGCCACAGAGGTCTATACCCCATGATCGGCACGGGGTCAATAAAAAAAGACAGAAAAGCACTTGACACGGCACTAGGCCGTGGTATAATACTGGTAGAGTTGAGGCCCGGAGATGGGAAGAGAAAAGGAGGCGGGGATGGCGATGAGTCGGGAAGAGTTCGTGACGGCCGCGGCGCAGTGGATGCCGGCGGAGGAGGTCACGGGGAACACGCGGACCGCCGAGGAGTGGGAGCTTGTGGCCGGCCTTCTGTACGACAGCCTGCCGACGGTACACGCCGCGCAACTGACGGCCACGTCCCTGGTCGGGTTTGTCCGGCTGGAATGGGCGTACGGCGAGGATGACCGGCCGTTCCGCGACCGCGCGCTCAACGCGCGCTACGCGGCCGCCGCCGGGGTCTGACACGCACCGGGGGCGCCGGCCCCCGCAAACGAGAGGGAGAGAAAGATGGGACTGGCGCGAGATCAGATCGAGGCCCTGGTGGGCGCCTACACGGCCAGCCCGTGGCATTGGTGCGCTCCGTCGGTCGGCGGGCACATCGTGGCGAACGAGAGCCGCAACGTTGCGAGCGTGCCGGCCGGCCGGCGCTCCGAGGGCGACGCGCGGCTGTTGGCCGCCGCCCCGGCGCTGTTCGAGTCGCTGGCGCGACTGGCCGCCGGCGAGGTCGTGGACCCGGCTGGCGGCTACGCCGACTGGGCCGAGCGGGTTATCGTCGGCGCGCTGGGCGCCTGACACGCACCGGGGGCGCCGGCCCCCGCAACGAAAGGGAGAGGACGATGGCACGGGAACAGTACGCAGCGGTGATACGGGATGCCGGATGCGGGCACGTGCACTACACCCGCGGCGGCGCAGAGCGCTGCGGTACGCGCACCGTGGCGCGGGCGCGGCGGGCGCTGCGGGCCGGACGCCGGCCGGACTGGCCGCTGAACCTGGCGACGGATGCCGAACTCCTGACGCCGGACATCGTTCGAGTCGAGGTTCGCTGACATGGCACCGGGGGCGACGGCCCCGCCCCTACCGCCGCCGAGGCGGTGCGGGCGGCGGCCGGATGTTCCGGCTGACTGCTGACCGCTGACGGCTACTGTTGGCCGCTGAGGAGCCTGGCGTGACGAACGTCTACCGATGGATCCGCGACGCCCTCGACCTCACGCAGGCCGAGGCCGGGGCCCGAGTGGGCACGAGCGGGAACCACTGGTCCCGCTGGGAACGCGGGGAACGGCGGCCGACCGTGCGGGTCCTCGTCCAGGCCATCGACCGGCTCCGGGCCGAGGCCGCGGCGGCAATGGCCGATAAAGAAAAACAGAAAAAGGCTTGACAGGGCGCGGGACGGGGGTAGACTGTGACTGTCGTGTGTGGGTCGGGGCTGATGGGAGACGACGATGCCGGTAGCAGAACAGCAGTACGAAAACTTCGCCGACCTCCTGGTGCATCACCCGAAGACCAAGGCCCTCTGGCAGTACCATGCGGCGGAGGTGCTCGGTGTGTCGCGTCAGTACGTGACGCTGATGAAGCGCGGCACGGTTCCGGGCCGGCCGACGCTCCACCGGATGGCCGACGTGCTCAGCATCGATGCGGATGAACTGAGGCGGCTGATCAGGGCCGGCGGCCAGGCCGGGACCGAGGCGGACGCCGAGGTCCGGTAACGGGCCGGCGGCGGACGTTATCGACTGACAATCCGGGGCACCAGCGGGGGGCGGGACATGGCGGCGGCAGGGATGCGGACGGACGCCGAGCGAAACATAAGATACACTACCGGCGAATCCAGTATTTCCGGCCGCGTTATCATCTCCCGTAAATCTTCTGTCCCCGCCCCAGGGCGCGTCGCGACGAACCTCCGGCACGTCGCCGGCCGGCGCGCCCCATACTCTACATTCTACGGGCGCGGCTGTGCAACAGAGCACAAGCCGCTTGCGGAGTTCGCAGTGGGGATGCCGTGCAACTCGGCGTCCCGGCGGCGTCTGGATGCCGCGCCCGCCGATTTCTCTCAGACCACCAGGCCACTCTATGGCAACGGTGTATGGGGCCTTGGCTTACTCCTCATCTACCTCACACGGCCAAGGCCCCCGTACGATCGCTCTCGTCGGGATCAGACTCCCGGCGTTACCCAGCAAGAAGAGACGAAGTCTCCCGGCCGAGCGCCGTCCCCCACGGGCTGGCGCCCCAAACGCCACGGCCCGGCAACCAGCGGCGCTCGGCCACACCCTTCAACGCGAGACGGTCGAAGCCCGCGCCGGCTGTTTCCCACCGGCCGGCGCCTCCGGGCACGCCAGCCCAGGCCCGTGGACGCGAACGCCCCCGGCGGGACGCCTACTCCCCCCTGGCGCCGGCGCGGGCTTCGCCTGTCTCCATTTTGCGGACGCGCGTGTTGGCAGCGAAAAACGGTGACGCGGTGAGCCGAAGGCGAACGGCCAAAACAGGGAGGAGCGCGGCGATGAAGATGTTCTGCGGACTGTGCCCGACGTGCGGCGAGCGGCTGGACCTCACGTGCCGAGCGGCCGGCCGGATCACCCGGGTCTGCCTGGCGTGCCACTACGAGGTCGAAGTGGCCTCGGACGTGGCGTGCGAGGCGTGCGGCGCCGCGATGATCCTCGTGCGCGGCCGGTTCGCGGCCCGGCTGCAGTGTCCGGTGTGCCTTCAGGCCACCCCGCTGCCCGACCCGGCCCCGGTCGAGCGGCTCGTGAACGAGGACCACGCCCAGGCGGTGGGGCGGAATCTCGACTGCGTGGCGTGAGTGTTCCGACCTGAACCCCGACCCCAGACGGGAGCCCGACGATGCCGATGCGATACGTCTCGTACACTGGGAGCGATGTGGTGCACCAGGTGCCGGTCGACGGCCGCGGCCGGCTCCGCCTCGACTCCGACGTTTACGAAACCCGATGCGGCCGCTCGACCGGGACCGCCGACCGCGAGCGGACGGCGGCGGACTGGCAGGCCCGGCCGTGCGGATCCTGCCTGCGGCAGAATCGGGGAGGCGCTTGATGGTGGTCCTTCTGGCGATCTTGGTGCTCGGCATCATTGCCTGCGGGTCGGCCGTCGGCTGGCGGCTGGCGGAGGCGGCGTTGCGGGATGCCCGGCGGGCGGTCTGCCACATCGTCCTCATATCAGAGCAGACGTCCCGGAACGTGGACATGTGGTTGCTCAGGCGGATGGCTCCGGGGATGGAAAGTGTGGAGTTCAACGTGCCGCGCGCGATCCGGGAGACCCTGGCGAGGAACTGAGAGGGGCGGGAACAGGGGGGGAGGAGGGTTCAGGGGTCAGGGTTCGGAAATGCGGACTTCGACCTGAACCCTGAACCCTGACCACGCAGCGGAGGAGCCGACGATGAACCTGCGGAGTCTTGAAACGCCTCAATTGGCCGAGTGTCTGATGCGCCGGCGGGCGGTGGCTGAACCGCCGCCGCGGTGGCTGTCGATAGTCGCGCTTGCGGCCTGGGCTGTCGGGTTGCTTGGTCTGCTGCGGTGGAACTCTCCACTGATATTTCTTGTTGGGTTCGGGGTACAGGTGGTGCTCGTGTTGATACTGTTGCGGCACACGCTTGCCATGTGGCGGCTGGGGCGGGCGCGGCGTGAGGTGGAACGGCGGCTGGACAATGTGCCATACGACGTGCGCAGGTCCGCAGAGGCGCTCTACGCTGATGACGAGTGGCCGTGGGAGTGCTGGGCGATCGAGTGTTGCGAAGCGCACATGCCGGGCGACTGCCCGCTCTGCGGCGCGGACTGATGGCTGAAGGAGAGGGGGAGAGGGTTCAGGGGTCAGGGTTCGGAAATCCGGACTCCGTTCTGAACCCTGAACCCTGACCGCTAACGACACGGGGCGGATCCAATTATGACCGGTAGCGACAACGACATCCGTGGCCAGGCGGTGGTGGTGGTGGACGGCCGGCACAGCGGCCGGATCGGGATTGCGGCGTCGGTGGATCGCATCGCGGCGCCGCGCTGTTACGAGGGCGCGCCGAAGCGGGCCAAGCGCCGCTGGGTGGTTGCCGTGGGGTTCCCGGACGGCACGGAGGCGCTGGTAGAAGAGGAAGGGGTGAAGGTCATAGGTCATAGGTCATAGGGGTGGATGAGGGAGTCCGGATTTCCGAACCCTACGACCTATGACCTAAGGCCTTTGACCTTCCGGGGAGGGTGGTCGTCGTGAGCATCGTCTGGATGTCGCGGGTCTGGAAACATGCGCAGCAGCGGGAGGCGCCGCTCCTGGTCCTGTTGGCCCTGGCCGACGGGGCGAACGACGAGGGGTTGACGTGGCAATCGGTCGAGACGCTGGCCCAGATGGCGCGGATTGAACGGCGGAGCGTCCAGCGGGTGTTGCGGAAACTCGAGGCGGACGGCGAGATCCAGGTGGTGGACATCCACCCGGAGACGAAGACCACCATCTATCGTGTCCTCTCGCGCCCGGTGGTACTGCCGGCTGTGGAGGGGGGCGACGGAAAGTCGCCCCCCCTTGTGGTGAGAGAGGGCGACGGAAAGTCGCCCGGGCGACGGAAAGTCGCGCGACCGAAAGTCGCCCCCGTGACCGAAAGTCGCGCGACCCCCGGGTCGCCCTATCCGAACGTTAACGTTAACGCTCCAGAGAACGCTAACGAGAACGCTGGTGTAAACACCGGAGGTCCGGATGTACGGAGTGGGAGTTTCTCCGGCATGTCGGAGGGAGCAAACCCGTTCACGGACGCCCTCGGTGACATCGCGCAAGGTCGCGCCGCGACCCTGGCGCGGGAGATCGAGGAGCGGCTGGCCCGGATCATCGGGGCCGGGCCGGCGGCCGAGGGCGCGGCGATGTACGCGCTGACCGACCGGTGGGCGGCCGGCGACGCCCAGCGCGCGGAGATCGTCCGGCGGGCGCTCACGCTGACCGATCAGGCGGCGCGGGCCGGCCGGATCCGGGGTGACGTCGGCGGCTACTGGTGGGGGATCGTGCGGGGCGAGTGCCGGCTCCGCAAGATCGCGCTGCCGACCCGGCGGGCCATCGAGGAGGCCGTGGGATGAGATATCGCGTGAGTCACCACCTGTTCGGGCGTGCGGCCGCGGGCGGATGCGTGATCGAGGCCCCGGACGCCGAGACGGCCGTCCGGCGGGTGAGCCAACGGCAGTGGCCGGCCGAATCCCCGCGGGCGGACTGCTGCGTCCTGGCGAACCCGGCCCTGGGGACGCGGGACTTCGACGATGCGTGGTATGCCGAGCCGGAGGCGGGGTTCGGACCGCACCCGACCCCCGCGTGAACAGATACCCGACGCCCCGGCCGTGTGGCCGCGGGCATAGGGGGGCCGGGTCCACCAGCCCGGCCCCCCGAAAAGGAGCGGCGGATGCAACGAACGCCGATCGAGTGGGTTCTTGGGCCGAACGGCGAGCAGGGCTACTCGTGGAACCCCGGCGGATGCGGGTGCAGTGGTGGATGCCCGTGGTGCTACGCCCGGGCCGGCGTGGCGCCGCGGCTGGCGCGGATCTGCCCGGAGTGCGGCCTGTTCGCGGTCCACTGGCACCCGGAACGGCTGGCCGACCTCACGCCGCGGCAGCGGCCGCGCGGCGTGTTCGTCTGCTCGACGAGCGACCTGTTCGACCTGGAACGGGCGGGCGAACCGCTGGCCGCGCTCGACGCGATGGCGGCGGCGCCCCAGCACCGGTACTACCTGCTCACGAAGCAGCCGCTAAGCGCCGCGCGCTACCTGGCGGAATGGCTCCGGCGCCGTAGCGAGGCGGCGACGCTGGCGCCCTGGTGGATTGGCGTGAGTGCCGAGGACCAGGCGGCGGCCGACCGGCGGATCCCGGCGCTCCTGGCGCTCCGGGGCCTGCCCGGCGGCGACCGGCTGACGCTCTTCGCCAGCGTCGAGCCGATCCTCGACGAGGTGGCGGCCGTGGCGTGGCTGGGCACCGTTCACGAGGACGCGGCTGGCGTCGCCAACGCCGACGAGCGCACACCCGACCGGCTGGGCCTGCCCTTCCACGATCCGTGGGTGCGCGGCCTGGACTGGGTGATCGTCGGCGCTGAGACGGGCCTCGGCGCCGTGCCGCCGTGCTGGGACTGGGTCGACTCGCTTGTGCAGCAGTGTCGGGGGGTCGGCCTGCCGTGTTTCGTCAAGGACAACGCCCGCCGCATTTTCCTGGGGGGCGTGGCGTGGCCGCAGGAGATGCCGGGTGACGGCTGACCGCTGATTGCTGAGGGCTTTTCCTTGCCTGACCCCCGAACCCCGAACCCGGAATGCGTCGCCTTCGGCTCGCCGCTTCCCGCTGCGGCCATGGCTGAACCCTCTCCCGCGTCCGAATGCGTCTCCGCCGTCTCGCCGCTTCCCGCTGCGGAATGCGTCGCCGATGGCTCGCCGCTTCCCGCTGCGGGCGCGGTCACGGGCGCGGGGTGGCAGGAGATCACCAGCGACGAGCGGCGCAGCCGATGCCGGGCGGCGATTGAGGGCGCGGACCGGCCGGCGCTCCTGGCCCTGCTCGAGGCGTTCCTGCTGTTGTTCAGCCGGCGGGGGTCGCAGACGAGCCCGAACACGCTCAGGACCTACCGGTTGGCGGCCGGTCAGGTGATGGACTGGGCGGCGGCGGCGGGCGTGCGGCTCGACGGGCTGACGGCCGACCACGCGCCCCGGTTTGTGAACCACCTCCGCGACCTCGGCCGGGCGCCGTCGACCATCCGCAACCGGATTGCCGCGGCGTCGGCCCTGGCGCGGGCCCTGGCGTGGTGCGGGGCGACGGCGGCGAACCCGTGGGCGGGGGTGACGGTCTATGACCCGACGCCGCCCTGGGAGCGGGCCGAACGGTACAACGAGGCCGAGGTCGAGGCCCTCGTGGACGTGGCGGGCAAGCGGGACCTGGCCATCGTGCTCCTCGGCGCCGACGGCGGGCTGCGGGTGTCGGAGACGGTCCGGCTGGCGTGGTCGGAGGTGGACGCGAGCGGCCGCCGGCTCCGGGTGGTGTCCGGCAAGGGCGGCAAGACGAGGACCGTGGCCATGACCGACCGGCTCGTGGAGGCGCTGGCCGCGTGGCGGCTGAGACAGGCAGCGGAGGAGGAGGGCGGCGCGGAACCGGAACGGGTGCTCGGCCAGACGACGACGAGCACGGTGCGGCGGTGGCTCAAGGCCCTCTGCCTGGACGCGGGGGTGACGCCGCGCGGGAGTCACGCGCTCCGGCATCGTTGCGGGACGGCGCTCTACGCGATCTGCGGCGACCTGGCCCGCGTGGCGCACCACCTCGGCCACGGATCTCTCGACACGTCGCGGATCTACGCGCGGATGGCGGACGACGCCTACGTGGCGGCGGTGGTGCAGTTGGGGGGTCGGCGGCGGCGTCGGCCCCGGCGTCCGGCCGCGCGGGCCGGCTCGGCGGTCGAAGCGCGATAACGTGAGTTATCACGCGCACACATGCGCCCCCTGGGGCGCCGGGCGAACGTGGGAGGGTTTCGGAATGGGCGAGCGCGGCGAGAGGACGGGTGACGGGACCTCGGCGGCGGCCGCCACGTACCGCCGGGCCGGCGCCCAGGCAGAGGAGGCGCCACCCCCGGCCGGGGCCGCGCAGTTGTACGCCCGGTGCCTTGTCTGCTGGGGCCGGGTGATGACCTGGAAGGACGAGGTCGAGGGCCACCGCGTGACCCGGTTCCGCTGCGAGGGATGCGGCGCCGCCCTCGATGTGGTCGGACCCGCGCCCAAGAAAGGGACCAGCAATGCCTGAACGCAAAGACAGCCTGCGGCTCCGCCTATTCACGGAGCGGACGGCGGGCGCGGCAATGGTGCATGCGGTGACGGACAGCGGCCGGGCCCTGTGGCTCGGCGAGCGGTTCGGGGCCCCGTTCGGCCAGGTCTTCGACCAGGACCTGCCGCGGCTCCGGGCGGCGGCGGGCCGGTGGGGCCATGACGGGATCGTCCACGCCCCCGGCACGAGCGCCCAGCGGCTGGAACTGACGGGCCGGCCGCTCCGGTATGCCCTGGCGGAGTCGCGCCGGGAGGCCGCGTGCGGCGCGGAGGAGGACGTGACGAATGGGCGAGTCGAGGGCGGCGATGCCGCCGATGCCGCCGCCGATCCCGCGGGGGACGGCGGTGATGTGGCAGCCGAGCCGAAGCGGGCGCGGCCGAAGACCGGGCCGGATCCGGCGCTCGGTCCTCGTGATGCCGGCCCGGCCGGCGGCGGGTCCGGGCCCGAACCGGCCGGTGTGCCTGTACGAGGTCGCCCTCGACGGCCGCGGCGAGGGCGAGACGGCGTGGGCGTTGGCCGAGAACCTGACGCGGATGCCAGCAAAGACAGGCTCCGCCTGCTCCAGCGCCGGCGGCGGCTGATCCTCGTGCAGATTGAGGTGGTCGAGGAGCGGCTCTGGGCGGTGCTCTACGCGGCGGAAGAGTGAAGAGTGCAGAGCGAAGAGTGCCGGAAACGGTGACGCGGTGAGCGGAAGGCGAACGTGAACGCCGCGGCGGCGCCAGGAGGGACGGGAACATGGCCGAGGAGCGGGCGGAACGCAGCGACCACTGCGTGATGGACGCGACGACACAGACGCTCCGGTGCGAGCGCTGCGGGGAGGAGGTGCCGATCCCGGTTGGCGTGATCGACTGGTTTGTCGGCGTGACGAGGGCGTTCTCGGCCGCCCACGCCGACTGCGAACCGCGCCTGGTGGGCGGTCCCGACGAGAGGAAGCGGACGGGGTTCTCGACGCCGGTCGGGACGGGGGCAGTGTCTGGGGTTCAGGGTTCAGCAGGAGGCCAATAATGAAAACGGGGACGAAAGGCCGGACGTTCGGAATGCGGCGGTTGCGGGGGGCGGCGGCGCGTCGGGCGGCCCGGAAAGGCCAACATCGCCGGGCGAAACGCCGGCGGATGGAGGCGCGGAACTCAGAGCAGGGGTCGTAGTCAAAACGCAAGGGAGAGAGCCGTGAGTGACCAGGCGGAAGCGGGGCGCAGCCCCTTTGACCAGTGGGCGATTTTGGAATTGTTCGGGCACCAACGTCTGGCGGGCCGGGTCACCGAGGCCGAGGTCGGCGGGTGCGCCTTCCTCCGCGTGGACGTCCCCGAGGCGGACGGCGCCGGCGCGTTCACGCGGTTCTACGGCCAGGGCGCCATCTACTCGATGACGCTCGTAGACGAGTCGGTCGCGCGCCGGGCGGCGGCCGGTCTGGCGGTCCGGCCGGTGACGGTCTACTTGCCGCCGGCCCTGCCCGCGCCGACCGGCGATTACGAGGACGGGCACGGTTTCGCCGGCGATCCGCGGTTTGAGGACGACGAGGACGACGAGGAGATGGACGGTCCCGACGAGCCGGAGGACGGCGAAGATCTGGTCGAGCCTGAGCGGCCTCTCAGTGACAGCAAAGAGGAGGCGCTGCCTCCTCCGCCGGAGGATACGGAGGCGGACGAACTGGGGCCGATGGTCGGGCTGCCCGAGAGCAGGGCAGAAGGTCATAGGTCGTAGGGTGTAGGGGTGGATGACAGAGTCGGGATTTCAGAACCCTACGACCTTCCGCCCTTCTGCCCTACGACCTTTCCCACGCGGTGAGCCGAAGGCGAACAACGAAGAGTGCAGAATGGTGACTGACGGATATCGCAACGTCCTGCTCCAGGGCGACGTGCGCGCCCGGCTGGCGGAGGTGCCGCCGGGCGTGGTCCAGTGCTGCGTGACGAGCATCCCGTACTGGGGACTGCGCGACTACGGCATCCCGCCGGTGGTTTGGGATTGCCACAGAGGCACGGAGGCACAGAGCGGATGCGAGCACGAGTGGGGGGACGAGGAACCGGGCGATCCGCGCGGGGGGTCGGGGCCGGCGGCGAAAGAGGCGTATGCGGGAGACGGGAAGACCACGTATGCCAGACAGGTGCCGCGGGGGCGATTCTGCACCCTCTGCGGTGCGTGGCTGGGCAGCCTTGGCCTTGAACCGACCATCGACCTGTTCGTCGCCCACGTCGTCGAGGTGTTCCGCGAGGTCGGCCGGACGATGCGGGACGACGGCACGCTGTGGCTGAATGTCGGGGACGCCTACGCCAGCGGGAAGGGCACGTGTCACAATCCCGGCGGCGGCGAGGCGTCAGAGATTCCAGACAGTGAAGACAAGCGGACCTGTCGCGTTTTCGACCGGAAGAACAAGACCGACCTCTACGCGATGGGCCTCAAGCCGAAAGACCTGATCGGCCAGCCCTGGCGCGTGGCGTTTGCGATGCAGGGGTTTGCGGTGGTCCCGTTTACGCGGTTTTCCGACTGGGCGGACATGCTCGGCGAGGCGCGGGAGAAAGGGGATTGGGAGGCCGTGGCCATCGTCGAGCGGCTGTTGCGGCAGGCGGACCTCTTGGCGGCCCTGACGGCGAGCGGGTGGTATCTCCGGTCGGCGCCGATCTGGGCGAAGGGCCTGTCGTTCTGCGACGCCTACAGCGGGAGTGTGATGCCGGACCCTTGCAAAGACCGGCCGACGAACGCCTATGAGAACGTGTTCCTGCTGACGAAGAGCAGCCGGTACTACTACGACAACGAGGCGGTGAAGGAGAAAGGCAGCAGCGGGCCGTCAGACCTTCGCAAGATGACTGAGCAGGAAGGCCGCATCGGCGGCAAGCACAAGACGCTCGACGACCCGCTCTCGAAGGCCAGCGCGGCGACCAATATCGGCCGCAAGCGGGCCGTCGGCAGCCCAGCTTCCCGCAATCTCCGCAACGTCTGGGTGATCGGCACGGAGCCGACGAGCGAGAAGCACTTCGCGGCGTTCCCGAAGGCCCTCGTCCGGCCCTGCATCCTGGCCGGCACGTCCGAACGCGGGTGCTGCCCCACCTGCGGCAAGCCGTGGGAGAGGGTGGTGGAGACGAGCGATCCCAACGGGCGGCTTGGCAAGGGTTTCCACGATGACATCGGCGACCTCGCCCGCGGCCAGCGCGGGGTGTTCTCGGCCGCCGGCGCGCCAACGAAACGCACCCTCGGCTGGCGGCCGGGCTGCGAGTGCTACGTGTTCGGCGGGACGGACTACTCTGATTTGCCCGTGAGGCCCTGCCTCGTTCTCGACCCCTTCGGCGGCACGGGCACGACGGCCGTCGTCGCCCAGGCCCTCGGCCGCGACTACCTGCTCACGGAACTGAACCCCGACTACTGCGCGATGGCCCGCGCAAGGTTGGCAAACCACGAGGGCATGACCGACGAGGAAGAGGCGGCGACCGCCCGCCGCATAGCCGACAAGGCGCCGCTGCTGGCGGGATTGGAGAGTGCAGAAGGGCAGAAGGTCATAGGCCATAGGTCATAGGGGTGGAGCAGGAGTCATGAGTTCAGAATATCAAAACCCTACGACCTACGACCTTCTGCCCTACGACCTTCCCGCCAGCCGGGCGTTCCGGCTGACGGCTGATCGCTGAGTGCTGACGGCTTTGTTTGGAGGACGTGCGATGCGAGAGGTATTGTTGAACGTGGGCGGCTCGTTGCTGATTGCCCTGATTGTGGCGGTCGGCGGCCTGGTGCTGACGTACATCCGCGTGAAACGGGCGCAACTGGAGCAGTGGACGGAACAGCACGGGCTGCTCAAGGATCTCCAGGTCGACAACGCGGTCATGGGCTATGCCGAGGCCGTGGTCGGGTCGCTCATGCCGAAGGTGGCGGCGCTCAAGGCGAGCGGCGTCTGGCAGACCGACCGGGCGGCGATCCAGGCCATCGGCGACGAGGCCCTGGCCACAATGAAGGCCGCGGGGTCAACCATGATTCAGCAGTGGCTCGCCGACCACGCGGTGACCGACATCCGGCGGGTGATCGAGGAGGCCCTGGTCCGCGTCAAGGCGGATGCGGCGGCGCCGGCGGTGAACCCTGAACCCTGAACCCTGAACCCTGACCGCTGCTCGGACTGGAGTATAGCGTGCGCGGTACTGCCCCAAGCCCCCGCGCGGACTGCCGCCTACGCGGCGGTTTCTTCCGCCGGCAACGAACTACGCGGTGACGGCGGCCGGGGGCCGGGCGCCAGGGCGCGAGTGCAGAGTGCAGAATGAAGAGTTGAGAGTTGAGAGTGCCGGAAATGGTGACGCGGTGAGCCGAAGGCGAACAGGTGGCGACGGCGCGGCGGCCGACAGGGGAGGGAGAGTGACCCAAGGAACCCTGACTGGGCCTGACGTGCCACCGCCTGTTGGCGGCATGGGTGGCTCAATTAGTCGTTGGGAACGCGGTGTGGACCCGTGGCATCGCAGCATGTTCCCGGCAGAGTTCGCCGATCAGGCTCCGCGTCAGGGAGCACTCACCCATGGCTGGCTCGGCTTGGATTGGTGTGGCAACGTGATCTGCTTTGTCGCGGACGGAACGCCGTTGGCACCGCCGACAGGGGAGGGATGATGATGAAGACGGAACGCGTGTCAGAACTGGTGCACTCACTGCCCACGTGCCGGTGCACCCAAGGATCGTTCCTGCACGGATGCCGACACACGGCGCGCCGCCTACTGGCTCAACTGTCTGCCGACAAACTGACCGCTGATCCTGAACTGTGCCACGTCTGCATCGGCGAACTCGGCCGCATCCGGGGCGAACCGATCAACCGTCCCGTGACGTGCGACTGCTGCGGTGAATGGTTCTGCTTCACGAGTGCGCCCGCGGCACCGCCGACAGGGGAGGGAGAGTGAGATGGGCGCTTCAACTACGGGCACGGCGGGCCGGGGGCCGGGCGCCAGGGCGGAAGTGCAGAGTGAAGAGTGAAGAGTGAAGAATTAAGCCCCGCCCGCGTGGCAGCCGAAGCGGGCTGCGGGTGACGGCGTACCCGGGGGTATCAGGAGCCGTCTGCGAGAACTCCCCAGGCCGGTGCAACTCCGTGCCGCGGGCGGGGCGTAAAGGAGGTGAACCAGTGGGAGCATACCAGTACCGTCAGTCGTGGTGGTCGCGGTGGGCGTGGACGGTCGTGATCGCCGCCGGCCTTGTGGCCGTGGGAATCGTGGCCGTGGCCGCCCTGTCCGGCTGCGTCGCCGTCCCCCAGCAGTGGGACCCGCCCCTGACGCCGGTGGAACAGAGCGCGGCGGAGTATGACCGCGTGCAGGCGTTCGGCGAACGAGTGGGCCGGCAGATGAAACAGTATGCCGAGGCCGGGCTGCTGTCGCCAGCCGACGCCGCCGAGGCCGAACGCCTGTACGAGCAGTGGGCCGATACGATGGATGCGTGGGAGGCGATGAACCTGGCCGTCGCGCGGGGCGACCTGGGCGCGGTCCTCTCGCAGGCCGTGGCCGACGCGGCAAACGAGGCCCTCACGCGGTGGCAGGAGACCATCCTGCGTCGGGCGCGGAAGGAGGCGCAATCGTGAATGAATACCTGTTAATGGCCGCTGTGATCGAGTTGGCGCGGCCGATTGTCGAGGCGGCGGTGGCGTGGGTCTTCGCCCAGCGGGGCCAGGCGCCGCCGGCGCCGCGGCCGGACCCGGAACGGAGCCGGCGGACGAAACGGTGGGCGGAGTTGCAGTCGGCGATTGCCTGGCCCGCGCGCGTGTCAGCGCAACAAGCGGCAGAGGAGGCCGCCATGGGGCGGTTTGCCAACGCCTCGTGGGGTCTGGGCGTAGCGGTCTCGGCCCTCACGGAGACGATAGAGGCTCGGCTGCTCGGCCAGGCGCTCGTCTCGGCCATTGGCGTGAGCCCCGAGTTTGCGGCCGACGTTCTGGCGGCGGCGGAGGCCCGGTTCGGTGGCGAGGAGAAGGAGGCGTGATGCTGACTCATATCCAGGTGACGCACGACGTTCTGCAGCGCAGTCTAGAGAAGGGCGAGATCGCCTCGTTCGAGGTGCGGATGCCTGGGCCGGACGGGTATCTGCTGTTTGTGACCCTGGGCGCCCGCGCCCTGTTCTGCGTCGTCTCGTGGGGCGGCGGGTGGGACCACGTCAGCGCCCACGTCGAGACGGCGGCTGGCCCGGACACGCCGACGTGGGCGGAGATGGACCTGGTGTACCGACTGCTGTTTCACCCATGCGAGCCGGCAATGCAGTTGCACGTGCCGCCGTCGATGAAGAAGAACGCCCACAATCACACGCTCCACCTTTGGCGTCCGCAGCGGGAAACCATTCCCCTGCCGCCGCGGGAGTTCGTGTAATGGCCGATACCCGACACCCGATCCCCGAAGTCCGCACGAAGTGGCTCCTCGCCGACCTTCCGATCCTGTTTGACCAGGGTCTCGTCCTGCCCGGCGACGCCCTGTTCTGCCAGGGGTCATGGTGGATCGCCGGCGGGATTGCGGCGGCCCAGCGGGGCCGGTGGGGCGACGTGCTTGGGGCCCGGCGGACACACGTGGCGACGGTCGGCCGTTCGCGGACGGTGATCGAGTCGGTCTGGCCGGCGGTCCGCGAGATCGGGCTCGAGGAGTGGTGCGCGGAGTGGGCCGGCCTGCCCGTGGAACTGGGCCGGCTGCCGGACCTGTCGGCGGGAATGCGGCAGGTCATCAGCGCCAACGGCGAGCGGATTGCCAGGGCCCGGACGCCCTACGCCGTGGGCGCCATTGCGGTGCTCGGCCGCGCGTACGCCTGGTATCGGCCGGCCCGATGGCGGACGGAACTCATCCTCCGCCTGAACCCCGACCCGCCGGGCGAGTCGTACACGTGCAGCGGGCTCGTGACGGAGCAGCATCGGGACACGGCCGCCTGGGCCCGGTTCCCGGAGGCCTGGCGGAACCGGCCGCGGCTGGTGAGTCCGTGTGAGCAGTACGAGAGCAGGCTCTGGCGTATTGAGGCGACGCTCCTCTAGCGGCCGGGAAGGAGACGCGGTGAGCCGAAGGCGAACAACCATGCGCAGTGTTTTCGGCGAGGTGGTCGGCCACCTGCTGATGGCGGCGGTGCTGGCCCTGGCGATCCTCGGCTGGACGGTCGGGATCGTGGCGTGGGCGTTCTGGGGCTCGGAGTTGGAGGAGCGCGACGGGTGAACGCCAAGCAGTTGCAGACGATGACCCGCTGCTGTCGGCGCGGGTGCAAGAAGACCCGCGCGGCCGGGAGCCGCTACTGTCCGGGCTGTGGCGCGGTCCTCTCTCGCCTCTCCCCCGAGATCGCCGCCGAAGAGGCCGCGGCCGCGGCCCGGCGGGCACGGCCGAAGCGAGGAGACTAGACATGCCCACGCGCCCTCGGATTCACGGGGCAGAGCAGACGGCAGCCCGGCGGCGCGCGTATGAGCGCGCGCAGGGCAAGAATGAGGGCGACGTCTTCCTGGCGTCGGCGCGGTGGCGGCGGTTTCGGGTCGCGTTTCTGGCGGCCCATCCGCTGTGCGAGTGGTGCCGCGCGCGCGGGC